TAATACTCATTTTGTCTATCCTGTTGACCAAATGTATATTAATAGGTATTGTCAACCTATTCCTAAATATAAGTATAAAGAATCTGACCCTTGTTATGCTTATGTTACTGGACTAGATAGTAACGGTATCTATAATATTGAATGTTACTTTCCTCTTCGAGATAGAAGTAAGGGAGAAGTAAAGTTCATAACCAATCATAATGGTCTTGTTGGAATACTTAATCTTGATAAGCCTAAGTATGATATAATTATTATAACTAAATCATATAAAGACAATCTAGCATTAAGTAATTGGTTACATTCCTATCCTTTAAGGGGGAATTTGTCAGAGTCTAAAATAGGAGTAATTAATGTTACTTCGGAGAGCTACGTTCTTAAAGATTACGAATATAATTGGCTTCAATCTAAACTAAATGACGGTGGAATACTTGTTTCATTCTACGACTGTGACCTGACCGGTGTACATGGTGCTCGTAGGTTACGTAAAGAATATGGTATTATACCTATTGTTATTCCTAGAAGTTATGGAGCTAAAGATTTCTCGGAGCTAATTACTATGTATTCTAAAGAAACTATTAATTTATTCATAGAACAAACAGAATCATTATTTGAATATGATTAGAGAAGAAGAATATAAGCCGCTGCCTAAAGCGCAAGAAGAATTGCGAGTGATTAACTTTAACTCATTCGCACCATTGAGAAGAATAGCTATAAATAGTTTCGGTAATAGTGGAGCTGTTCATAGCTATTATTTTATGTACCCTTTAACAGATGAAGAAGAGAGTTACTTAAACCATATTAAGCAACAAATGATTGATAATCCTAATACATTGTTTCGTATTTCATTGTCTGACGGTACACCAATAGATTTCTCTAAGATAAAAATCTATGGTAACTTTGACTTTGATAATGCAGAACATATTGCGATTATTAAAGAGTACTTGGCTAAAGATTTGTACAGTTCTCATAAGATACCTAGAGAATTCAATTATGAAGCTAATACTTCGGTATCTAAAGGAAACTTTATACAGTGGACTGAAAGTACTGATTATCTAAAGTGTTTCAAGTTCTATCATGCGAGAATAGGTAAACCAAATAAATACATAATTGTAAGACTTACAGCAAATGAAGTTAAATACAAATCCGTTTAGTTACGAGTTAGACGAATCGGATATTAGGATGATTCAACATAATCTTAAAGTTAATGGTGTTTATGATACTATCGCTAGTTATCTTCATGAATTAGATTTGCCTAATTATCCTTATATTCAGACTATTCATTTCAGATATAAATGGATAATGGCAGCTCTCTTATATTTAGGATATGATAAAGAATCTCTTGAAAAGGTTCATGAAGCTAATCTTAAATATGAAGAAACTCATCCTCCTATTGTTTACGAAAAGAAAAGAGGTGGAACTAATAAGACTGGTGCTAAACGAATTGGCAAACCTTCCCCCATAAAGGAACGGAAAGTTGATTCATCTCCTGTCAATTCTAAAGTTAGAATTATTGTTATTGAAACTAATAAGTCTATGATTATTGATAGAGAAGTTGCTATTGGTCTTATGCGTGAACAACCTAACAAATATAAAATTGAAGAACTATGAGCGAATCGAAAAGTATTATTCTTTATAAACGTAATGCACAAGGTAAACCAATCTTTTGGTCAGCTGAAATACTAGGACACAAGATTATACTAAAGTATGGTATTGTTGGTAAAGAAGGGACTACATCTGAATATGTTCCACCTAGAGGTGTTGAGAAAGAATGGAAAACTATTGTTGCAGCTAAGCGTAGAGAAGGAGGTATGGAACTGTCTGAATTATATGATGCAGCTCCTCAAGAAATACCTAATATTGAGGCTTTGAAACATTATCTTGATATGTATCTTCCTAAATACAATACTAATAATGAAGGATTTGTTCTTCCTATGCTAGCTAAGATATATGAATATAATAACGAACAAAACCTGTTAGCTCAAATTAAGATTAACGGTGTTCGTTGTAATATATCAGCTGTTATGCGTGGTGAAGGATTCTTTAAAACTAAAGGTCTTGTATTTCATAGTCGTAAAGGACTTGAATATAAATGTCCTGTATTGGAGAATATATTGCTTGATGATGTTATTACAGACAAGCTATTCAATCGTATGTTAGAAGATAATCTAGTATTAGACGGAGAATTATATATTCCAGGTCTTGAACTAAATGATATTCTAAGTGCTGCCGAGAATCTTAAAAGTCCGTATAATCGTTTTCTTCAATTTTGGTGTTATGATTTAGCTATTGATGATATGATTCAAACTAGTCGTATATCATTATTGAAGTCAGAGTTTGGCAAGTTTAAGATGCCTAATTACGTTAATACTAAAGCTATTCTTGATTATCACATGAATAATAAGAATCGTTTCGTTCTTATTCATACTTATGATAATGTAAATGGAGATGAAGATATTATTAAATATCGAGACATCTTTGTTGAAGCTAAGTTCGAGGGAGCTATTCTCCGAAATCCTTATGCTACATATCAGTTTGGTAAACGTAATTCTACTATGTACAAAAGTAAACCAATATTAGATGGTAAATTTGAAATCCTAGATATTATTCCCGAAGGAGCTAAACGACCTAACTTTAGTAAGTTTGTTCTTCGTAATGATATTAATGGTGAAACATTTGAATGTATGCCAGTTGGTGATGCTTCTACTCGTCAAAGTTATCTTATTAATAAAGACAAGTTTATTGGAAAGATAGCGTTTGCTGAATTTAGATGTAGGTCAGGTGTCAAGGAAGTTCCCTCACATGGAAATGTTATAAAAATACTTGATAATGAGCCTACAAGATTACCAAATAATAACGAAGAAGAAAGTTAATTATAATCAATCTTATATAGACTATAAGAAAAAGAAACTGATAATAAAAGATATACATTTGAATAACAAACTAAGGATGCTTATAATGTCTAAGTTCGACCCAATAGAAGGACAAGACGGTATGTATCTAGGTTTTGTTACAGATAATGTTCTAGGTCAATGCCGAAATGTATCTGTTTCTGATTATGGTTATTATTCTGTTTCTGCATCTGATATTATACAAGTTCTCGATGTTAAGTCAGATACTAATGTTAAGTTAGTAAAAGAAGAAGAGGATGATAACCTTGTAGTATATAAGTTGTTAAAGTAAGTCGTGGTTTGATTCTTGCCCTATCATTAGTCGAAAGATTAGTGGTAGGGCTTTTTGTTGTTCCCCTGTAAAGCTAAGTGTTACTACTATATATTCTGATTGTGAGATAAATCGTTAGCTTATACTCAAAGAGGACTGTCGGAACGTATAAGAAACAACGCCCCTTTATGGGGGAAATCAACGAGAATAGCTGATATTTCGTCTCTGTGCGATTTACTATGCCAACCTTAACAACTATACTATTTTTGTCTTACGTTTAATGACGAGCCTTAGAATCGTTTTCTGTATATGCTGAAAAACAGTAAGATTTTCTTTGGTCTGATATTAAGATTGATTATATTTGTGAATGAAGTAATGGAGAAGAAGCAAATAAAAGCTAAATACATAGTTGTTAGACAACCTGACGATAATATTGCATATCGCAATTCTATTAGGTTCTTATATATTGTAATAACTCGTGAAGAACTATCTAAGAAAATCGACAATTATCTTAACGGTAAGATTGAAAGGACTGCTGGTGTTTATGCTCCTCTTGATTTGTTTAATCATATTATTAAGCATAGGAAAGTTTATTCCTACGAAGAAGCTAAACTTCGTGCACGTTATTTAAATAAAAAGTATGAAAGAAGTCAAAAACACAGTTAGATTCGTCACTATTCCTAATTTTCCTAATTATTGTATAGGAGAAGACGGAAAAGTTTGGTCTGACAATCGTAAACGTTATCTTAAATGGTATCGTGGTAAAGGTTGCGAACGACCTCATGTTACATTGTTTCACAATGGTAATAGTGCTAAGCTATTTATAGCTACTCTCGTTGCTCAAGCATTTGTTACTAATCCTAAACCTAATATATATAAATATGTTAGGTATAAAGATGGTAATAGTGCTAATAATCATTATACTAATATTGAATGGTGTAGAAACCAAACTGGAAGTAAGTATGGAAAATGAGATAAAAAGTGTTTCAGATATTATAGCTGAAATAAGTAAGAAAGATAAGAAGAGACAAGTATTCATTCTTACTAATCTTATTAATCAGTTAAAAAGTACTCGTATAGAGGCTAACAGCAATTACGAAGATTGTAAGCTTTCTTATACTCGTAGAACAGATAATTATATTGGTAACTTTAAGCTGATGCTATTTAAGAAACAATTAGATTGTCTGGATATGATTATTGAAAACTTAGATTCTTATCTTGACGAATTATTAAGCAGATAGTATGGATAGAGCTAAAATCTTTCAAAGTGTCATTAAAGGAACTAATGTATTTACTCCTATTATTGATAGTTATCATACTGTTGGTAATCATATTATCGAACTTAGTTGTTCTGAAAAAGATAATCAACACGGGTTATACAATAGAGAAGTTAATGGTATTTCCTTTAAAGGTACGTATGGTGTGACTGTTATTACTAATAATGGTAATGGATGGGAACGTAGTATTGAATTAGATAAACTATGTTATTCTCGTAAAGAAGCTATGGAATATATTAAATCATTAGGAGATAAAGAAAATGAAGTTTAATAATCCTTATAATATATTTCTTGATGATAATCCTCTTGAATTAGTATTTCCTTCTAACAATAGTTACAAAGGAAGTTCTACTAAAGAAGGTTCTAATTCTAAAGCTATTGCTAAGAGACGTAAACGTAATAAGAATAAGAAAACTCATAGAAATGCAAAACGGTGAGATAATTCCTGCTCTTATTGCTAGAATAAGACAGAATAATACAGATAATGTAGTTATTCGTAGTAAACTATATAATCTATTGAATGATGTTACTAGGAAATTTAATGAAGCTATGATAGCTTGTCCTCATATTGTAGACTTTCAAAATATGTCTAATGAACAAGTACTTGAACATTATTATCTAAGTGTTGGTGCTGAAAGTCTTTGGGATTCTCGCGAGCTTATTATGAAAGCTATATCTGAACAGAATAAATTAATCAAGGAAGAATATGATAACAATAATAAATGATAAAGAACTTGGTAAAATCGAAATAGTTACTCAACAATATCAACTGGGTCTTTATGTAGCTATTTATAAAAACAAAAGATTAATTAATCAATTTGGAAGTAATCTTAAAGAAGTTGCATATCATAGGAAAGTTCGTATTAGAGCTATTAAAAGAGGAGGTACTATTGTTGATGGAACTATTCTTGAAACTAAAAGTAAATATCCAATAAATACATTTGAAAATGAAAGTTCTAAAGAAGTTAGTAAATAGACTATTAAAACTAATTAAAAAAGATAGTCCTCTTACATGTTCTGATTGCGAAAGGTGGAGAACTATGGATTGTCCTAATAGTTATATGTGTTATTCTACTAAAGATAAACCTTATTTTAAATCAAAACATAATGGGAAGTAGTTTATTTAGTATTAAAGCCGAGTTGCAGGATATTATCTTGCAACTCGAAGAAGGTGAAGCAACAGATGAACTTGTTGCAAAACTAGGTATTACCGAAGATAATCTTAAAGATAAGATTGCTGATTATCTTCAAGTAATTAAACGTTATCAATGTGACGTTAAAGAATGTAGTGACGAAGTTGCTCGTGTTAACCAAATTAAGAAAACAAGAGATAATACTCTTAGACGTCTTAAAGATGCTGTTCTTGAAGCCGTTCTTATGTTTGGCTCTACTGGTAAGTCAGGTAATAAAGTTATTGAGGGTAGTACTTATAAAATCTATTCTCGTAATACAACTGCTACTGTATTAGATGATATTCGTATCTCTGATATTATCCGACAATTTATGGATATTGTTACTGAATATCTAGCAAGTACTGAAATTAAAGAAAGTCTTAGTATTGAATATCTTGCTCGTATTATTAGTGCTCACATGAAAGCCGAAACTTCCCCCATAGAGGAGCCGGAAGATGCGCAATCTCCTTTCGTCGACGTAACTACTGATGATATATTTGCTATTGATACTGAAATAACTATTAATATACGTTTATCAGAACTAGCAAATTCTACTAATTTCAATCTTGCTCAATGGATTGGACAGAATCCTCATAAGGTAGAATTTAAATCTTCTACTAGTAAATCAGCTGTTGCAGCTAATTTAGATTTAAATGCTGACCTTACTATTGCTAAACAAGTATCTAATACATCATTAATAATTAAATAATATGTTTGAAGTAGAAGATTGGGTAGAAGAACTGATTGAGAAAATTATGAATACTTATGGTTGTACTCGTAGACAAGCCATTGATTCAATAGAAGAAAACCTTTATTAAAAAGTTAGATATGCAGTTTAATTTTAGAGATTCAGATTATAGAATTAAGTACAAAGCTCGTGGAATTGCTTGGAGAGGAAAAATTGGAGTAGATGTTAGTGATTGTAAAACAACAGAAGAAGCTATTGTAAAAGCTAAACTTGATTATACAGTTGCTAAATGTCAATTGTCTGCAAAAATGCCAGCACACGATAATGGTGCTAGTCGTGATGGTTCTATTTTTCCTAATGTAGTTAACGGCTTTGAATTTGTTGATGTTCCTGGTGAGTTTGCAACTTATCGTACTGATACTAATATTCCTCTTGGGAAAGTAAAGTCTCGATACGAAGTAGTACAAAATCAAATGGCTTTTGGCTTCTTTGATGATGCTCTTGGTGGTAGAGTAAAACTCGACCGTGCAGGATATTTTGGTTATGGACAAAAGATATTTATGTCAGCAACATTTGATAAAGATATTAATATTGGTGGTAAAAACGATACTATTCAACATTACTTTGTCTTTACTAATAGTCATGATGGTGGTAGTGCTGTACAAATGATGATTACTCCTATAAGAGTTGTTTGTATGAACGCACTTCATGCAGCTAGAATATCAGCTGAAAGTTATATATCTTTTAGACATAACAAAGGTGTAAATACTAAGATACTTACTGTTCCTGAAATACTTGGTCTTACCGAACGTAAGATAGAAGAGGAAGAAGATATGTATCGAGTATTATATAAAACTAAAGTATCAGACGAAGAAGTGAAAAAGTATTTGTCTGCAACTTTCCTTACGGGGGAAGAATTCGAGAGAGTAGATGAATTGTCTTTATATAACGGTCTGTTCCGTAGAGATAATTCTGCCTATGAAGCTGCTGGAATATCTATGCAGAAACTAAATACTCTCTGCGATTCTTTTGAATATTATCAGGAAGGTGTTGGTCAAAGACTAATAGCTGGTACAGCTTATGGTGCTTATAATGCTGTTACTGGTTATTTCTCTAACGTTAAAGAGTATAAGACAGAAGAACTTCGTTTGAAGAATACTGTATTTGAAGGTGATTACAATACTAGTCTTAAAGCTCTTAATTATGCTCTAGCTAATGTATGGGAATAAGAACTTTTATTGAAAAACTAATTGGGTTATTTACTGTTCCACGTTGTCCTAATTGTGGTGCTAGACTAGAAGAAGTTCCACGGGAAGAGGAAAATGACCCAATTGCTTTTAAATGTATTAACTGTGGTAAAGAATGGAGTTAGAAACCGTATTAAAAACAATCTTATTAGATGTCCCTGTTATTGAATGTTTTATTCAGTTTGTAATAACTGCAATAGCACTAAAGATTACTAAGGAAAGACTAGATGATGAAGTAATAAGTACAGTTACTCTTAATTGTGTTTTATTCTTTATTCCAATATTAGGTCATGTTCTATTTGTAATATTTATAATCAGGTTTGTTCATTTATTAAAGTATCTATATGGAAAAGAAAAATAAAGTAAGAACTTGCGGTAATTGTGTTCATCTAGTAAAGAAGGATAGGAGAAACTACTATTATTATCGAGTTTATAAATGTATGAATGAAGATAGTGATTATCTTGGTTCAGCTTGGAAAAGACCTAGTAGTCCTACTGATTGTCCTTATCATAAATTTAAAAACAACAATTATAATGAGTAAATTATGAAGAATAAAAAGAAAATAAGAACTTGTGGTAATTGTATTAATTGTGTGAAAGTAAATCCTACTCGTATGTGTTATTCTACTTATAAATGTGATTGTCCATTTAATGATACATATTTCTTAGGTAGAACTAAACCATCTTATATGGTTGAATGTAAATATCATGAATTTAAAAATGAAAATTATGAAAATAACCTATAAGTGAATCTACTAAAAATATAATAGATGCACTTTATGGCATAGAAGTAGATAATAAATTATTAACTTTTTTAGAAAACAATGAGTAAATTAAGTAAAGCAATAGCTAATGCTATTATTGAATTTAATGCTGGTTTATTAACTCAAGATGAACTTTATCAAAAACTAGAACAAGACATTGATGATGTCTCTGTTAAAGTATGGCGTGAAGATAAATCTGTTCCATTACCTACTTATGGTAGAGAAGGAGATGCTTGTTGTGATGTCTATGCTAAGAGCATAGAATATGATTCAGACAGAGATAGATTTATTATTCATACAGGATTACATTTTGCTCTTCCTGATGAATATGAAATGGAACTTCGTCCTCGTAGTAGCAATACTAAAACAGATTTTTATATGCCTAATAGTCCCGGCACATTAGACTTTAAAAATAACTAAAATTCATGCCTTATTGTTTCGGAATACTAGAATTTTTATTATATTTGTAATAACTAAAATTTTTAATTATGGCAAATATATTTAAAGGTACTGGAATTATTAAAAGAACTTGTTCTTATTGTGGTAAAGAGTTTGAAACTTATAAATGGAGAGGTAAAGGAACTTATTGTTCTAAAGAATGTGCAGATAAAGATAAAGTAATCGAACATTCTCCAAATACTAAATGTTTTATATGTGAAAAACCTATTTATATTAAACCTAGTAGAATTAGAAGAAGTAAAACTGGAAAATTTACTTGTTCTAAAGAATGTATGGGTAAAATGAGAAGTAAAGTATTTATAGGTGATAATAATGGAAACTATGGAAATAAAGTAAGTACTAAAATACATAAAGGATATTGTTATATTCGTAGTGATAATCATCCTTTTAAAGATTATCAAGGTTTTATTAGAAAACATAGGTACGTTATTGAACAGAATTATTCTTTATTTGAATCTAAGTATTTTATTGTCATTAATGGTTCTCATTATTTAAAACCTGAAATAGATGTTCATCATAAAGACGGAGATACTTTAAATAATAATATTGATAATTTAATTCCTATTTCTCGGTCTGAACATACTTCTACACATAATAAAGAAAAAGTTATAATAAGAGATAATAAAGGTAGAATAACTGAAGTCTTTAAATTGGGTGAATTGCTGGAAAATCATAGTAACAATGACAATCAGCAGCCAAGCGATAATAGTAATATTATTGAAGGTTCAACGACTAGTAGCCGAATCCAAACAGATAATGCTGAGGATAGTAATGTTGCCACGAGTGCCCAACCTACATTAAGTAGTGATGATATAGTCTGAATTGCACATATATGTTACAATTAATAAAAGTGCAGAACATAAGGATAAAGAGCCTTATGGTTAACAACTCCTCAATGGGTTATAGAGGAGAACTTCTTGTTATTTTCAAGAATCGTAGTAACATTCATTTATGTCGTTGTGTAGAAGATAGTCTTATGGCTATTAATCAATTGAAACACGTTACTAATAGAATTGAAGAAATAACAAACGATTGCATGAAAGAACTTGAACAAGTTATGAATGGTTTTCCTTATAAAGAAGGCAACCGTATTTGTCAACTTCTTGTTCGTCGTCGTGAAAAGATTACTTGGGATGAAGTAGAAACTCTTGAAGAGTTAGGAACTACTGAACGTGGCACATGTGGATTTGGTAGTACTGGAAAGTAATGGAAGAGATTGAATTAAAGTCATTTGTTCAAGCCTTAATACTTAGAAATAAAGGGTATAAATTCAAACATATCAAAACTGGTAATATTTATACTCTTATTACTAAGATTAAAAGTAAGAATCCTCTTAACGGAGATTGGTATGATGCCTTTCTCTATGTTAATGATAAGCGACAAAAGTTCTGTCGTAGTTGTGAAAGTTTTATTCTTAATTTTAAAGCTATAAAAGATTAAATTATGAAAGCAATTGGAATTAAAATGGTTGAACTTCAACCAATGAGAGCTAGTATGGCTCTATCAACTGGTTATAAAATAGGTAATGCTCATCCTGATGATATGGGTTATGAAGTTACTTATCCAGATGGATATAAAAGTTGGACACCGAAAGATGTAGCTGATGCTGCGTATTATCCTCTTTCAGAGAATAATGACGGTACTAAGATTCTAAAAGAAGATGTTGAGAACTTTATTACAGATGTGCATGTTACAACAATAGGAGAAAAGACTACTGTTGTTAATGCTCATACTCGCAGTGGTTTCGATACTGTTCGTCATTCTTCTTGTGTTGACCCAAAGAATTATAGTGAGGAACTTGGCAAACAATATGCTATGGAAGAAGTTGTTAATGACCTTTGGGCACATCTTGGTTTTGTTCTTCAATGGGCTAAATACGGTATTAATGTTAAACCTAAAGAAAGTAAATATCCTCCTCATATTCAAAGAGTAATTACAGAATATGAAGAGCTTAACGATAAGATTGGTAAACTTAATAAATTTATTAATAGCAATCCTTTCTTTAAGAAACTTGATGCAGAAGAGAAAAATGATATGACTTGTCAGCTTACGTCTATGAGAAACTATTCTGATATTCTTCTTTCTCGTCTTACAAGAGCTGGCGTTAATTTTGAAGAATGTATTTAATTATAAGAAATTATGTTTAAACAATATCGTAGAAAACAAATTGCAGAACTTCGTTCTGTTACACAGAAAGATATAGATTTATATAAAGCTAGAACTGATAATAAAAACATATCTAATGCTTCAAATATATATTATGAAGATGAAAATCATAATTGCATATCTATATCTAGTGAAGATATTAAAGCCGGTTCTCCAAAACTAGGAGATATGATTGCTCGTAATCCTAAAAATCATAAAGACCAATGGCTTGTTGCTAAAGAGTATTTTAATGATAATTTTGAAGAACTTATTTAATTATGCTAAAAATAAATAATGTATTATCCATAGAAACTTATGGAAATAATTCTAAAGTAGTAAATCCTAAAATACCATATAAGGTATATCAGTGTAATAGTCTAGCTCGTATGCAAGACAAGAACGGTAGTAATACTCTTCATGTTGTTCTTGAAGATATAACTCCAAGTGCTGACAATGATACTTTTAACCGAGAAAAAATTGTAGTTGAACTTAATCAGTTCGTGAATACTTGGAATCCTTATGTTGAACCAAAAGAAGAAATAAAAGATGAAGTCGGAGAAGTACATGATTAAACAGATTCGCAAAGCTATGCGATATGTTAGTTGTTTACCACAACTTAAAGCTCGTAATAAAGTTTATCTCAAACTTAAACAAATAGAGAGCAACTATAAAACAAGCGTGAAAACAAATACAATATCGTAAATAACCAGCTTTAGTTATACATTATTAAGAGTACTAGTAGAAATACTGGTACTCTTATTTTATAATATTATGACAAAAAGAATAAGTGTTAAAGTAAAAGCCTATCAATCTAATGGATTTAGTAGAGCTTGTAAGAATTGTATTTATAGACCTTGTACTCCAATACAATCAAATCTATGTACTAAAGCCTATGTAGAAGGTTATATGAAAGGATACAAAAGAGCTAAGAAAGATATGAAAGAAAGTAAATGAACTTAGAACTATTAATAGTAGCAATACTGTTGATAGTTCTTTTTTTTAAACTGCACTTGGATAAAACCAACGTACTAGGGATAATTGTATTGCTGGACTTGCCTACGCTCGCAAAGCTCGCTAAATCCCCCATAAAGGGTCGGAATTACCGGTAAACCAACTCCTTTATGGGGGAAGAAAGCTAGCCGTTAGGCTAGCGGGATATAGTAAAGCTAATATTGATAATAGTATTCCAAACAATAATACTAACGGCACTGGGGATAGTGTTCAGGAAGATGTTCTTCGTCAGATAGAACATTTGGGAACTTTTTGGATATAGTGAGGTCATAGACGGAGTAAATAGTATTCGGCTCTTTTTCGGGTAGTGAAGCTAAATCAATCGCTATTGACAATCATTCTACTAATCCTTGTAGCTTTGTTTCTATTTATCGTCCGAGGTTTTGCACTAGGGCGGAGACACTGCCTAAATGAAATAGTACTTATAAGTACTAAGACTAATCGAGTTCCCTAGCTCTCCACACTACACGCAACTAATCTAGTTAGTCAGATAGCAAATGCTAAATCCCGTACAACAGTCCGAGACGGTAGGTACTTGTTCACTGCAAAGGTAGTAATTATTTTGATATAAACAATAAGTCGGACTACTTTCACAAGCAATCCGACTTTTCTATGAGTTGTAATATTAAGTAGTTAGTTATTCTTCATCTTCATCAGTAATCATATTAGCAACAACTTGACCTAAACCACTAAACGGACTACTACGTACTTTATAGTAACTATTATTAGCACCAAGTCTTTGATGTTTTATAATTTGATTAACTAATGGTATCTGTTTCATTATATTAACTTTAAGTTTATTCTCACCTGAATAAGTACCTGAATTATAATATAAATCATCAGGATTACCAGTAATAATATAACTACAACAGGCTTCCAGTAATTTAAGATTATCAGATGCAATACTTAATGCAGCTACTGGTTGACTATATAGTTTCTTACCTTCATTAGCTATTCCCCATGGAGTATATTGAATAGTTTCAGACATTAGACGGTCAGCACTATATAGAATATAGTCGGCTACTTGTGTAGAATCATCATCGTCATCTAGCATTAATTTTCCTACTACAAATAGTGCTACTGCCTTAGTAATAGCTATCCATTCACCTAAGCACCTACGAATATTAGCTTTATCATATTCAGGAAGAATATTATAATAAGTAGTAAGATTAGCTACAAAATCTGCATAACCTTTAGCAATTCCTTGAAGAGTACGAACAGCTTGAAGTTCGTTACTATCATTAAGTTCGTAGTATTTCTTAAATGGCATTGCTATAAACTCACCTAAACTAACATAAGTTCCTTTACTAATAGATTCTCTAGTTTCGTTATATATACCGTCAAAATGACCCAAACGATAACCAAAACGTTTTTGGAATCCAGGAACTAAGTGTTTATGGAACTGCATTAGTAAAGCTCCCCACCAAGATTGTTGTAATTGATTAGCACCAATCTTATCATAGATACCATGTATTTGATGATTAACTGATATAACCTTATTACGGAAAGCTGCAATATCATCATTAGTAAGACCACTGTCAGGTTTAAGAGTAGCAACACCATTTTTCAAGATAAGACTTTCTCTAAAAGAAGGATGATTCTCGAACTTAGTTCTTTCTTCTTTAGTATCTTCTTTATAGGTAGCTTTAAACTCTTCTCTTATCTCTTTAGGAACAGAACGTAAGAAGTCAGTTATTATATCAGCTTTAAACTTAACATAACGTTCTTTCTCAATATATGATTCAAGCACTTTATCTCTGAATGTTTCATATTTAGTAACTAATTCAGGATTATTCTTACGAAGAACTTTAAGCAATGCTTCTTCTCTAAGTCCCATAGCAAACTGTTCAAATGACATTACTTTATTCTTACCATTAACAGCAACAACTCTATGAGAATGAAGCATAGCTAACAATGTAGCGTTCTGCATATAATGTTCACCTGCGGTTTGTTGGATAAACAACAGATTTTCTAATTTACCCATAGGATTGTTACCTTTACCATAACGTTCTGTTACCATATCAGATTCAATAACATTGAATAATCTAATAACAGCATTAGTTTCGTTATTAGTAGTTTCATTATAAGCATCAGCTAAATAACTACCTATATTCTGCATCCATTCGTTCTCACCTTTACGGAAGTCTTTGTATTTAAAGAATTGTCCGGCAGCCATTTCCATTTGTATCTGTGTCTTACCATATAATACGTTGGCAATACCACCAGTAACGTTTAACATCATAAACTTACTAGATACCATATTACGCATAACACGAGATACTTTAGAACGAGTACCTTCATCCATTTCAAATTCATTAAATACTAACTTACGAACTTGATTCTCAAAGTGCTTAACTATATTAGAATCATCGCTCTTAGTTGTACGTATTTCTTGTTTACCAGTAATTCTACTAAGTAATCTATTATCCATAAGTTTATCATTAGGATTTCTCTTAATAATATCCATATTACGTAATTGATTACTAGTAATCTTAGCTAATCTAGCTATATCATTACGAGTATTAAAGTTATACATGCTATCAATAAATGAATTAAGTCTTTCAAGAACATTAGGATTATTACGTTCTGCATTTTCCTGTGCTCTTTGCTTACGTAACTCATTATTCTTAGCTTGAGTTTCACGAACATAAGCTAGATATTCATCAGTAGTTTCACCTTCTTGTTTCTCACGAATAGGAAGAAGTTTAATCTCTGATAAACTATGTAACATAGGAGCATTACTAAATCTTTTATATAGATTAAGTTCTATATCAGACTTATTAGGAGTATCATACCAACCATGACTACGTTTAAAGTCTTGCCAATAATCAGTAAAACCTTGATGAGATTGTTCAACAGCTTGATTAGGTAAATAACCACGATTAATATAAGCACGACTACGTTTATCTTTAACAAGACTATTAAGTAGATTATCTACTTCATTGTATAGTTGTTGCTGATAGTTATTCATTCCGTAATACTTATCATTACGATATTTATTAGTAGAAGGTTGTAACTTAACTTCATCATAGTTAGGATTCTTGTACTTGTCTTTAACTTTAGTTTCTAACCATTTATATTTAGGACTATATTCCATATTATTAGCTTCGTCCTTAACTACCATTTGTTTCCAAATAGCTAATGGTTCGTATTCTTTAGTAATAGGATTAAGTACATGATTCTCGTTATACCATTTATCAAATACTACTTTACCCATTTTGTTCATAGCTACATACATAGCTTCGTAATATACAGTATTGATATAACTTATATGCTCATCTAACCACTTTTGAGCTTGTTCTTCATTTGGCTTAACTCTACCAACAGCTGCGGCAAACATTTGCTCTTGATGTTTCTTTAAGTTAGCTATTTGCACTTCTGTAAACTTAGTACCATCAATAACACCTGTTTCATCATACTTACCGTATGCCATAGTACGAACAAAACTGTCAAAAGGATTGCCAGCACGAGTATCCATATAAGCCTTCTTTAACTCATCTAAGAACTCACCTTTTAACTTATAGTCGGTATTAGCTTTAAGCCATTCAGCTGATTCTCGATAAGTTTCAGATGTTTCAGGGTATTGAAGTCCTTCAATAGCTTGTTTATAACGAATAGTAAAAGCATCCTTAGGTCTGTTCTCTTTATACTTATTATTAAGTTGACGACGAGACAATAGATAATTATTAACTGCATTAGCTTCATAATAATTCTCTTTGTAATTACCGTCAATATCAATAACAGCACGCATTTCAGTAAGTTCACTTTGAATCTCGTTAAGACGTTTTTCATTTTGAACAGTAAGAGTACTATAATCATTGTCAATCATTGTACTTAATATATCTCCTTCTTCATGCAATAGCTTCATTAACTTAACATAAGTTTCAGGGTATTTATTAAGTAACTGGTTTGTATTGTAGTACTCTTGATACATCTCTTTAACGTATTCACGTTCTACATTATCTATTAAGAACTTCTCTAACTCATCTTTAGCTTTCTTATATATTAAACCGTCTCGACCATTCGGGTCTTCGATTTGTGCCAGCTTTACAGCCTCTTTTAGTGACCTTAATTTTTCAGTGAATGTTTCATTATACGGCAGCAAAAGATTGCCATTTTCGTCCAAAATATCGTTCAGAGACACGTCTATACCGTTGTTTTTTGCGTCCTCAATGATAGCCGATATTGCCGAAGTAAACGCTATCTTTTTGTCTCTAGCTTCTATTTCACTAGCTCTTAACTGATTCATCATTTGTTTAAGAACTATTTGAACTATTGGTATATGTGTTTCTTGACTATCAGCCAACCAAAACTGGAAGAAGTTTTCATCTTCAAATGCTTCTGTAATACTAAGCATATTAGATTGTACACGAGGGTCACTAGAAAGACTAGTAATGTAACTATCGAAGTACATCTTAGTACTACGTTTAACTACATTATCTAAGTCTTTGATACGTTTGAACTTATCCTTAATCTGTTTAAGCATATCATTAGTTCTACGTAAACCTTCGATTTCTTCTTCTGTCTCACTTACAGTATAAGCTTCATCAATATTATAAGGTTGAATAGCTTCAATAATAGAATAGTCTTCTACAAATCTATTAATATCATCTAGGAACATTTCATAACGAGTACGTAATGTTTCGTCCTCTAACATACGGTCGAATAACTTCTTATTAGTTATACTCCATTTCTCTTGAACTATCTTGTTACCATTTTCATCTAACTTATAAGTTCCGTCAGGATTAGTAACATAAGTAGTAAAGAAGTTATGTATATCAAATAAGAAATCATCAATACGTCTATTAGTATAACCATTGATAATTCTCAACGCTTGTTCACGTAAGTTATCATTTAACTTAGTAGCTGTATTAGAACGTAAATCAATAGCTGTAAATGAACGGAAAGCATCGTTTAATGCAGCTTCTTCTACATTAGCATTACTACGTTCAACACTTTCAATAACACGAGATATATAATCATTTATCTCTTTATCATTATCTATCAATGCAGATTCAAGTATATCTTCATTAATAAAGTTATCTTCTGTCTGAACACGAATAATGTTATTATTAGCAAACTTATCTAATCTAGCGTTTTCTTTAACTACTTGAGTAATGGCATTGCGTCTAGGGAATTGTAATTGACTAACACTATTAATAGTTACTTTCTTACTATACATATAGTCAGGAGTGAGACTAACAGATTTAGTAGTTACACGACCTAAGTTAGTAACAATATAAACATTACCTTCTTTTTCGTATCTAAAATATCCACCGGCTCTAAAACCTGTATTATCTACAACAGTTTGTAGAACAGGAACAAAACCAATACCATTAACATTAACATCTTCAATAGTTTGATTAATGCTAGCTTTAAGTTGAGCATAATAAGGAGATTCAGAATTATCTGACTTCTTTTTTCTAAGCTGAATTTCATTAGCTTCTAACTTAGTCATAGCGGTTTGTAGTCTCTTAGCTGCAATATCCTCATTATTACGGTCATTAATAAGTTTACGAATATTACCATAATTCATATTAGGAGCTGCAACAACATAATTAGTAATACCAACAGCTTCAAGAGATTCAATAGTATCTAGTATAGCTTGATTATCAGTAGTAGCAATAATGTATCTACGAGAAGTATCAATTTGTTGCTCCTTTATGGGGGAAGTCAAGACTGTACTATTAGGAAATGCTTCTTCAATTAATAAACTAGCACCAACTTCAAATACCTTAGGAAGAACTACAAACTTACGAATATCAGAGTTCATAGCTATATTAATAGAACTAATAAATGCAGGGTCGTGCTGACGAATAGAAACTTCTTCCAGTATATCTAAAGGAAGATACATTCTATTATTATCAGGATTAACACTAACTTCTCCAATTTCGTTTTGTTCCAATGGATTAGTAGGAAGCATATATACAACATCATTATCATATACTAGCTTATATAAACGTAGAACTTTATTATTGTCATTAGTCTTAGCGTAATGACGATATTTACGATTATCTTCACTACCAGTAATCATTCTGCGTTCTTGTGCTTCTTTAAAACTAAGCATACCTACACCAAGTCTATTGAATACTATCTTATTAGATTCTTTGTACTTCTTATTCTCAAATGTAAGTACATCAGGATTATTAGGATTAGTTCTAAAGAATAAGTCACGTAATTTTTCTATTGCTTTATCATCATTACTAAGTCTTTCATAGGTTCCTGTTTCACTACCGTATTGAATCATACTATTAATAGCTCTATCTGCATCATTAATAATATTAGTAGCTGTTGAAACTCCATTATCAGAATCAATATCAGTATCCTGTCCATATAAAAGCTCAACAGGAATAATCTTACTAACTGTTCCACCTTTAAACTTATAACCTTCTACTACCATAGAATATCTTACTAAGTCCATAGCTGTAAGTTTAACGAAAGGATTATTACTATGCCAAGCATTACGAAACATCTGATATTGAGATTCAGTAGATATAGTACTATCAATAATAGATATTCTATCATAACTATTGCGACGACCTTTATACTCCACATTTAGATTTTTAAATAGATTATCATCCGAAGTATATCTTTGAATCAATACTACTTTATTTGCAGGAGACAACTTCATAAATGCTTCTACATTCTTTTCAGACATATCAGACATATCGAAGCTACCTACTACATCAGTATAACCATATAATCTAGCACGAGTATTCTGTTGATTACTAATAAGATTCAAATTATAACTAGGAATAAACTCATTATCACTTCTAGTTATAAATCTATTAGTATTAACAAAATTAGATTGTGCTTGACTCATATTAATTATGAAACTCTCTAACTGTTGAATAGTTTGTAGATTACGAACATCGAACTTACTAACTAACTCACGGAACTGTGGAGTTTGAGTTTTGAATATTTCACTATCACGAATAATCTTTTCAGTAGCTATACAGCTATACTTCAGTTGATAATATAAAGAAGGATATGCTGATTCTGAATCATCCTGATTAATATCGTTAATAGTATTAAAACTAATCTTAGGATAAATAGCATCTATAAGATATTTATTAC